GTTAAAACTTAGTATAAAATAAGATAAAGCTAAAAATAGAATTATCTTAATTACTGTTTTTAATATGTTAAAGTTTATTGTTATCATTATGCGTATCTATATCGTGTAAATTCGTAAATTTCGTCTAATTGAGCGTTAGTTAAAGCACTTGTATAAATTCCCGTATAACCTACGTTTCCATTTAGCCAATTATTATAACGTAATCCTATAAAAGCACCCCAAGAAGCGTCCGTAGATAAAGAAGATACTCCGCCCGAAGTGCTACCGTATCTTGATCCATTGGCGTATAAATCTACATTAATAAGAGAACCGTCCCACCTTGCTACTGTCATATACCACGTTCCCGTAGCAAAAGAAGGAGCGCCACCGGCCCCAAAAGTTACGGTTACTGTAAGAGGAACCCCCGTTACTAAATTCCAACGAGTATGATTTAAATGATAACCGCTAACGTTATCTAAGTGCATACTCCAACCAATAGGAGTACTTCCGCTTCTACCTTCGGCGCCTACTACGGCCGGATATGAACTAGGAAACGAAGTTACTTTTACCCAAGAAATAACTGTATAAGAAGCGGTCCCCGAAAACTTAGCTACGTCGTTTAATCTTATTGAATATTGAGAAGCGGAATTAATAGCAATATTTGCCGGATAACCCGTAGTATAACCCGTTACGTTAGTAGCCGTTCCGTTGCCGGTTCCGGTTACAAAAGTCCCGTTTCTTGCGTTTCCGCTTGTATCTATAATCGCGCTTGAACTTGTAGGAAATCTAGTACTTAAGCCGAAATCGTGTAAAATAGCCGGACTTCCGAACTTGTACCCATATCCGGCCCAAGAATAAAAATTACTTATAAAGTAATCTCTAAACCAAGCGCCGTCGTAATAAGTACCTACCCCCGTTAAGGTACATAATTGATATAAAGAATAAGGCGTAACTACTCCTACTGAATTAGCCCCTTGATTTGCCGCTATATCGCCTAAAGATAAAGTACCACTACTTGGGAGTGCCATTAGTTTTTACTTTTAAGTTCGTTAATTTGTTTTTGTTGCTCCTTAATAGCCTCAAATAATACCGCTACCGCATTTTGATATTTAACCCCCTTAGTACCGTCCGTATTTGTGCTAATTAATTCCGGAAATTCCTTTTCTAATTCTTGCGCTATAAATCCTATATTATTTTTAGTCTTAGTGTCTATTCTATCATAAAGAACTCCTCTAGAATTATTTATTCTAGTTAATACATTTTCAATAGGACGGATATTTTCTTTTACTGAAATATCGGAATAAGCCGTAACGTCTCCCGCCGCCCAAAAATCGCCCGAATTAGTAAAGTAAAACTTTGAAACAAATCCCGATCCATTATAATAGTAATATTCTAATCTATGTCCGTCCGCCGCAAGTCTTTTAGAAATATGCCAAAATATATTTAATCCGCCTACGTCTTTACTACCTAAGTTTAAATTAGCATATCCCGCTCCTTGGTGCATTGCCCCAATTGTTGCTTGATAAACAGTACTTGTAGAATCAGTAGTAGCTAAAATATTATAACCGGCATAATCGCCTCCTCCATTATTACCGTTATATCTTACCTCCATTTTTGTAATAGGAGTTGAAGTACCTACCCCCATATATCCACTTGGCAAAATAACTAATCTATCTACCGACGCAGTATAATCATATACCCTAAATCCGGTAGAGTTATTATTTGCTATTGCAAACGGAGAAACACCGGCTCCCCCTTGTAATCTAATTACCGCCCCTTCAATAGTTAATTTTTCGGTAGGAGTACACCCGATACCAAATAATCCCGCACTTGTAATACGCGCCCTTACGTCCGATATTGAAACAACTGTACTATTTGCTGAATCATTTAAACAAAATACCATATCGCCTTTATCGTAATCGCCCGTTCTTATAACGCCAATAGCTTGTTTATAAACATCTCTATAACCGTTCATTGCTATAAGCATAACATTTGTTGCTCCGTAATCGCTTCTACCAAAAGCCGCAGTAATAACGGAAGTTCCTAATGTTTCAAATTTATAAGTAGGACTAGGAGTTCCAATACCCACAAAGCCACTCATTGATGTTATAAGATTAGTTCCGTCAGTTAAAAAAGAAATACGTTCCGTTGGCGAACCATAACCCGTTAAAGCCGAACCCAATAATATTGTTTTAGCACTAAGCCAAGCCGAATCTACAAACTGCGACCTTATACCTCCTATATTATAAGGATCGGGAGCAGATGAACCCGCTTTATCTGCCGCTACATAAAAATTTGTAATACTATTTGCACCGGTATCGTTAAGAATACGAGCGGAAGATTTTACATCTAAAGAATAACTTGGACTAGGATTTGCGATACCTACATTTCCGTTAGAATTTAGTACTGTTATTCTTGATACCCAATTAGTACTAGCGTTATAAGTTGCTATCATAATATTGTCTCCGGCCGCGTCTCCCGACATACCGATTCCAATACTTCCCGCTTTACTTGGAGTTCCGTCTTTATAAAATTCGTATCTACCTCCTATCGTTCCGTTACCTACCGAAATAGGAATAGCAGAAGTTACCATTAAATATCTATCCGAAATTCCGTTAGATAATAATTTTATATTACTTGTCTCATTATATAAAATTAAATTTCCCGTTCCGTTATAAATATATCCGGCGTTTGCGTCTAGCCAAGCCGGAACAGTAAAGGAAGCGCATATTTTACCAAAATTTAAAAACTTAGTACTTGAAGTTCCATTTAATCCTATATAAGATTGCGCCACAGTTCCGTCCGTAGCGTTATTAATATCTAATCTTGTACCGTGATTCCCGCTTTTACTTATAGTAACTTGCTCCGAACTTGCCCCCGTATTAGAAATAATACTGTCCCCTACTGTACTTCCGGTCGAAGTAAATTTAGGAATAACGTTATTTGTCCCCGTACCCGTAACCGGATTACTTAATACACTTTGATATTGAGGAATATTTAAAGTATTAGAAACAAAAGTAGCCGCGCCACTCGTTCCCGTAGTAGTTAAAGTTATTGCTCCTTGTTTTGCGTTCCACGTTGCCGCGCTTGATATATATGCGTCTGCGATTGCAGTACCTTGCCAAACTCCGGTAGTAACGGTTCCCATTAATATAGTTCCGTCGCTTTTAATTGTCATTAATGTACTTCTTGTCGTACTACTTGTTCCCGTTACGAAAACGTGATCGTCTCCCGCACTAAAAGTGCTATATATTAATTTACCCGATTCAACGCCAAATCCATAAAATTGATAGTCATTATTTGCTCCTTCATACAATACTATTTTTCTTGTTTTAGCTACACTTGTAAATTGCAAATTACCATTTGGGGTAATACCTATACCAATATTTCCTCCCGATTCTTGAATTATACTATTTCCTATCGTGCTTCCCGTAGAAGTAAATTTAGCTATGTAATTATTATTACCCGTTCCGGTTACCGGATTAGTTAAAACCGCTTGATATTGTGGAATATTTAAAACGTTACTTACTAAAGTTGCCGCTCCACTTGTCCCCGTTGTAGTAAGACTAGTTATTCTATTAGTATAAGCCGTATCCCAAGTAGTTTGAGAAGCGTTAGTAGGAATAGAATATCCGGCCGCAAAAGTAACCGCTAAAGTTCCCGAACTTGTAATAGGGGAACCCGCAATACTTAAACCCGTTGGAACTGTCATAGCAACGCTAGTAACTGTCCCCGTATTTGCGTCCGTATCATTTATCCACGCCGTCCCGTTATATTTTAATACTTGGCCCGAAGTAGGACTCGTAATAGTTACGTCTCCTAATTGAGTTAAAGTATAGTCTCCCTCCGTTGCCACTACCGCGCCCGTTCTACCGAACACCGAAGTAACCGCGTCCGTATTAATATCAGTCCAAGAAGCCGTAATAGTTCCTCCGTCTTGTTGGTTCAAAGTAAGAGTCTTAGTCGTAGTACCCGTAACCGCCGCACTTGTTAAACTTCTATTATAAGCAGTCGTCCAAGTAGATTGATTAGCCGTAGTAGGTATAGAGTAGCCCGCAGTTAAAGTAACCGCTAGAGTTCCGCTAGTAGTAATAGGACTTCCCGATACAGTTAATCCCGTAGGTACTGACATAGCTACGCTCGTTACGGTTCCTAAAGGATTAGCCGCCCAAGACAAACTAGATCCGTCGGTAGTTAAAAACTTACCGTTATTTCCCGTTTGAGTAGGGAAGGCCGCTACCCAAGTATAGGCGTCGTCCCAATTTGATTGCTTAACATTTGTAGGTAAAGAATACCCACTTGCAAAAGATAAAGCTAAAGTACCGCTAGAAGTAACCGGAGAACCGGAAACACTAAAGCCCGTTGGGGCCGACAAACCTACGCTCGTAACCGTTCCGACGTATTGGTCCGCATAGTTAGGAATATTTAAAACTCCCGTACTGTTATTATAAGTAGAAGCGCCCGTAGATCCCGTAGTCGTAAGACTAATCGCAGTTCTAGCCCTTGCGTCCGTAAAATATAAGTTTGTTAATTCCGGAACTATTGAAGTATTTAAAGTTTGCCAAGTTTTATCGCCCCTCCAATATTCTAAAGTAGTTCCCGCAGTTATATAGTCTTGCTTACCGTTAAAATAGTACCAATCCGCAGCACTTAAAGCCCCTCTTTTAGTTGCGCTTGCATTTGGTAAATTAAAAGTATGCGTATCGACGCTAGAAACGATATTAAAATCGCTTCCGCTCGTACCGGTCCCAAAGTATTGTACTTGCGCAGTTAATCCGTTTAAAGCCGTTAGTCCCGTACTAAAAGTCGTTATAACTTGGCATAAGTGCGAATCTTGCGTATGTATTGTCGTAGTTTTACCGCCGCTATTGTCTGCGTAAAGTTTTATCGCTAATCTATCCGTAACCGTTAAAGAAGTCTGCGGAACTGCCGTAGCAAAAGAATATAAATTAAGATTAACTCCGTCGTATAAAATTTCGTGCGAACTAGTAGCAATTAAAGTAAAAGTAGTACCGTCGTATTTATATAATTCCGCGTAAAGTTCCGGAGTACCTCCGTTAGAACTCATAGAAGCGTAAATTTCAAAGTCCCAATTTCCCGCCGGTATTTGTAATAAACTCGGATCGCCCGCGTCCGTTAAAAACGCTACTATAAATCCGTCTCCCGTTTTATTAAAGTCTACTCCCGTTCCCGTATCGGCCGTCTTACTCATTTCGTAATAAGTAGTACCCCCTATTGTCCCTTGGCTAGTTCCTCCATTAAAATAGTAAGAAACCGAAGATCCTCCGCCTCCGCTAGTAGGGAAGTCGGCTAAAGTTCCGTCTCCTCTAATATATTGAGAAGGATAACCCAAAGCGCTTACTCCTATCGTTCCGTTGGCCGTTAGGGGGCTATTAGAGACGCCAAAAGCCGCCGGCATAGTCAAACCTATGCTAGTAATCAAAGTCGGAAATGTAGTCAAATTTCCCGCTCCATTTATGTATTGTGTATTATCGCCACTAAAACCTAAATTAATCGTTCCGCTAGAAGTTACGGGAGAACCGGTAATAGTTAGAGCGTTTCCGTCTCTAGATACACCTACCGAAGTTACTGTCCCCGTCGCTCCCGACGATCTAGCCCATTCGCTCCCCGTATAGACTGCGTAGTCGCCCACCGCAAAAGTAATAGGAGTAGTCGAAGGAGGCCCAAAATCCACAGTTCCGGCAACGTTACATAACCAAACGTCCCCCGCGTTACCCGTACCGTTAACCAAAGTAGGCGTATTAGTAGCCGCGTTCCAAACTCCTTTAAATTCCATAACCGAATTAGGTAACTGACTTACTAGAATTTTACCGTTCTCGTCAAGCCTAGGAACCCCGTTAGCCACGTTAAAGGCTACCGAGGATAATATCCCGTCGGTTCCTATAATAACGTCGTCTAAGTCTCTTAATTTGGCTCCGCTTGTTATAACTATTTGGTTACTCATTTTACTTTTTTTATCTAATTAAACAAACCTCTAACAAATTCCCCACTATCTAAAGCCCTACTAAATGTAAGAACTCCCGTTATACTATTCCACTTAACTTCCTCGTCTACCGGAGTCCCGCTAATTATAATCGCTTGGCAATCTATACCGCCCCTAGATACATAAACGCAGTCCTTCCCGATCATATCTACCCAAGTGATAGTAGTCTCGCCACCGGCCGCCGTATATTCTTTATTGTAAACATATCCTCCGCGAATAACAATTCCCGCCGGAGTAATACTAGTTCCCGTAGTACCGTAAGCGCCGGTCCCTTGTAGTGTAACGTTATAAGTAGCGACGTCCCTTACCGGAGCGCCTATATTTATACTCGTTATATTACAAATACCGTTTATTATTACTAAGCCGTCTACTCCGTTGTCTATTACGAAATTAACCTCGATAGGTTCTCTAGCTAATTGCTTATTAAGCATAAACAAATAAGAGAAATCGCTTAAAATAACTAATCCGTCGCAAGTTACGCTCCAAGTTGCTATATCATTTTTATACTGTCGGAACCAAGCC